ATCTTTTATAAGTTTAAAAGTATATTTACGAAGCCAAATAGGCATATTATAAACAGTTTCCCAATCATATCCACCTTTGCCATGGAAGACAATTTGGTGGATTTGATCAAAGACAGATTTTCTAAATTCTTGGGCTATTTTAGAGGTCAGGCCAAAAAAAGCTAAGTCCAATGGGAATATTAATTGATTCTCTCCCACTTCCGGGAAAAAAAGTCAAATCTACATCGGGTTGGATTTGCGAAACATATTCTCTAAATGCTCGGGCATCCCGAGCTAAAAGATAATTATCTACAAAATTTCGAATATTTTTTTGCTCCTCATCCCCATCTATAGCTAAAATCATATGTTTTAATCTAGTTGTAGCTTCGGGAGAAGTGTTTGGAGAAAGTTTTTGTAAACCTTTAATTTCGTTTTGGATTTTTATCTCATCACCATGAGTTAAAAGTTTAAATGTGATGTGAGTACCGGTATGGGGCAATTCAAAATTAAATTTATTTAAACCTTTAGTGTATAGAGACTCGTCTAATTCTTTATTAGAAAGTTGAGATAAATCAACTGTTTCTTCTCTGCCACCATACATAAAAGTATAATCTTTACCATATCCTAAGATACGGGAAGCAATTAATAGTGCATTTTTATCACCAATTAATAAATCACTATAGTTGATTTTGGATACAATTAGAGATTGTAATAGTTTATCTATTACTGTTCCGTTTTGAATATAGGATTGGTTGGTTAAGATATCCTCTTCTTTAGCGGTCATGTACTTCATTTCAATAGTACCACTAGAAAGTGGACTGTCGGAAGGATACAATAAACCTTTTGAGGGTAATTCGATTGTTTCGGTAGGTAACTTAAATTCGGCCATATACTTGTTTTAAAATAACTTTTGTTCTATGATAAATATGAAGATAATAAAGAATTTTTACGAATCCAAACTATTTTTTTAATATATAAAAAAACCTACCCCGATATGGGGTAGGTTAAAAAATTTATATAAAAAATTTAATTAGAAGTTCAATACACAGTAATCTGGCTGAACAGTCATTGTTAAGTTAATGGCTGTGTTTTCTGTATCCCAACCATAGTCACCAAAGTTGGCATCAGTGATCATTGCTCCCTTAATAATCCACTCAGATACTACATCTCCAACTGGGCCTAACACGTTGAATGTTAAGTCTTTCTTGTAGAAATCAGAGTATCCATCTCTACCAGTTACAGATTCGTGGTGTAATCTAACCCATTCCATTACCGCTTGTGCACCGGAAGGAGTGATTGGATCAAATAGGGTAAATTGGATTGGCCCCCAAGTAGTTTTGCCTTTAACAAAACGTTGAACGTTGATGTGGTTAAGAGCTACTGTTCCTTGAGTTAATGTTACCGCTCCCATACCTTTTACGGTATAGGAGGGGATACCATCTATATACATTATAAATCTATTCGCCTGCTTTGGTTCAAAAGCTGTGAAGAATATTTCGTTTGGATCTAATACTGCCATTTTATATGTGCTTTATTTTATTATAAATATCTAATTTTAACTCCTTATGCAGGGAAAACTGCACCAGTTGGCAACACGTTGAAATCCAACACAATGAATTCAGCAGTACGAGTTGGTTGTAGGAATATTTGACCTACTAGCTCGTTTCTATCTACTACATCAGGTGTGTTGTTAGTTTCATCCATTACTACTTTGAAAGCATACAAACCTTGTCTTTGTTGTACAGATTCTAAGTATGGATTTACTTGGCTTAAGAAGTTATTTCTAGTAGCGGCTGTATTTTGTTCAAATACTAATCCTTCAGCTACTTGACCGATGAAGCCCTTAAGAGCAATTAACAATCTTCTCACGTTTACTCTGTCAAGTGCAGAAGCACGTTTCTGAAGTGTTTTTTGGCCAAATACTGTTACCCCGCTTCCAGGGAATGTGGCAATTGGGTTAACATTTGCCTCATATATATCATCTCTATTTCCAGCGGTTAATTTTCTTTCAGCTCTAATTACTTGACCTAATGCACCACGGGTAATACCTGCGGGAGCAAACCATGGATCACTTGAAGCATCAGTAAATGCATATACACCTGGGATCATTGTTGAAGCTGGCACCCAAACTGCCTCACCTGTATTAGGATCAATAGTTTGTAACCAAGGCCAGTATGCAGCAGCATAGCTAGAATCAAATCCAGATGCTTGGTTTATTACTGCGTTTACTTGTGAGTTATATCCTACCAAGTCTATAATTGCAATAGCATCACCTCTTCCAATTGTATTGTTTACTAAAGCTGTGGTTTGAGTAGCGTGAGTTGAAGCTAATAGACCAGGAATAGATATTACATTATATTTGTACTCATCTACATTTGATAACAATGCAATTGCATCTGTGTAATCACCACCAACTAATCCTTGACTATCGGTTCCGTTAATGTTGTTGTAAAAATTAGCTACTCTACCTACTGGGATGTTAGATCCAACAGCAGAACCAAATGAACCAGAGCTTACAGCTGGTAAAGATCCGGTAAATGCAGATTTAGCAATACCGTTATTATCAAAGTATTTTGGTGTATTGAAGTTTACTTGCTTTACTCTTACATATTTGGAAATGTTAGAATAAGAACCAGATTGTTGGATAAAATAATCACCACTATCACTAACTAAATTGAAATTTGCATCACCTATTACTTTAGAAATGTAATTAGAAGCATATGGATCTAGTGATAAGTTGTTGTAAGATTCTAGTACTATTTTTTGTACGTTATTGTCATCACCTCTTCTGATCAATAAACTAAATGTTCCAGAAGCAGTGTTAACAGTTGGAATTTCCCATCTAACGTTATCGCTTGAACCTGAAGGTAAAGAACCTGAAATTTCAGTACTAGTACTATTCATAATAGTACCTTCAGAAATTGTTTCAAGTACAAATGGAGATAAACCACTGGTTGGTCCACCTGATCCTGTTGGCATCAATGAGCTAGTTGCGGAGGTGAAAGAACCAGAGACTACTCTAGTCATTAATAAAGAAGTACCACCATTTTGGAAATAGTTGTTAGCCGCAATTGAAGTAAGGTAAGAATATACGTTAGATCCACTTTCAACAGCTCCACCAAATATAGCAGTATATTCGCTGAACGAACCTACTAATGTTGGGATTTCAACTGGTCCTTTTACTGCAGGTCCAATTATAGCTGCTCCTCTTTCAAGTGGCTGTCCTTGTATAAAAGATTGATCGTTCTCTCTTGCTAATACACCGGGAGATAATAGAGTTTCTGCCATTTTATTAAGTTATTTTATATTGTTTTGTTATAAATATGAGAAACCCTTTTAAAAAACTATTCTGCCTTAGTGAACTCTCCGGAAGAGATATCTATTACACCATCCCCATACTTTTGGGTCAATTCTGCGCCTAATTGGTTTTGATCTTGTTGAGTTTGAGCAAAAGTAGCCAATAAAGACTCTTTGTTTTTCTGTAGAAGAGACATTTGTATCTCAATTTGACCTAAAGATGCTACAATGTCTGCTACTTTGTTGTTTCCTTCTTGTAGTTTGGATAACTCCTCGGGAGTTAATTGGATTTTTTCTGCGGTTTGCATAAATAATTTGTAATTTAGTTTTGTGTGATTATAAATATATAAGGTTATTCATTCTTTATTCCATATTTAACCCATTTGTACCATACTCTTTCATGTATGTAGTATTGGATGGGTTTCCAAAGTAGCTCTACAATGCTAAAAGCGGCTCCCATTTTAATAGAACCTGTAACTGCCCACATTGTAGCAAATCCAATACCTGTACTTATTATTCTATAAGATATTGTTTTTGCAATGTGTCTTTTAAAGCTTACCATTTGTACGTAGATCTTCTCTTATTTTAGTAGCAGATATTTCAGCTATTTCTTGTGGTGGGATATGTTCTACTATATCGTATCCTACTCCTCTACCAAATTCAACTGAACAGATATCTGGTATAGTAATTACTTTTAGTTTGCCGGCTCGGATTTCGGTTTGCATTTCTCTAGCAATATTAAGCATTATATCGTGAGAAGTAAACGGGTTTTTATCGTCTATTTCTACTTCTCTAATGGCAACACATACTTTACCACCTTCATCTATTACTTGACGGAACAATTGTTTGTGTCCCTCATGTAAAGGTTGCCATCTGCCTATAAACAAAGACCATTGATTGGGTTTTTTGGTCAATGATGATTTAACGTGTAATTTTTTATCCCACATATTCTAAAATTTGTTTTATACAATCGTTTATTTCTAACCATTCGGTATTTAAATGCAATACATCTTCATCTTGCGGATATTCAAAATCCGATACGTGATATTGTTCTCTACCTCTATCTACCTCGTAGGTTAAATGTACGAACTTTACTTCGCTAGTCAAACTTCTTAAGTAATCTCTTGCTTCTTTATATGGGTATACTAAAGACAAAACCACATCTGTTCCTGTACTATTTAAGTAGTGAGCTATATCGCTGGCTCTGTTTAGGTTTTGTATACGACCTTCACGAGTGAAGTTTTTATTTTTAAATAATTCTCTTAATTTGTCTCCGTCTATGTTGTGCCCTTTTAGCTCATTAGCTAAAGTAGACTTTCCGGAATGGGGTTGACCAAATAAAACTGTTATCATTGTTTATCTATTGATTTAAAGATATCGTTAATATTAAACATTTCATTTATATCCATATAAGGACATTCATGGACGATACCATCAAAGGAGTA